GATATGCGCTGGACGCCAATTGCTTTCGTCATCCGCCCCGCCCATCGCAAGAGGAATAACATGTTCAATTTGCCAACCTTCTCCAACTCCAATTTTACCGCCGCATATATGGCACTCACCTTTATGATCTGTAAAAACCTTAAGTCTTTGTTTAGCATTTATTGACTTCCTTCTTTTTTCCATCGGACACCTCTTCTGGAATTTTCTTTTTGAGTTACCGGCTCTAAGTGATCTGGGTTACAGCAGCATCTTGTCCTGCATTTATGGTCCAAAACTTTATCCATTGGAATTTTACCTACATACGTTTCATAACTTAAACGATGAGCATTAAAATTTTTTTTGCCAACTGTTAAAGAACCATACCCATTTTTCTTTACATGCCCTAACCAAATCCAACATCCTGAATTGGGTTCCGGAATGTATCTTGATTGAATTTTATCAATTACTTTTGTATTTTTCATTCTTAACCGTTGAAAATTAGGAAAAACAGCGGTTTCTTTAATCCAACGGGATACGGTTGAGCGTGGTTTGCCAGTTAGTTTGCAAATTTCCACTTGTGACTTGCCTTGTTCAAAAAGATTTTGAATGTGATGTTTCATGTTTACCTCTAATCAATGCATAGCACATTAATTAAAGGGGTTCAACTTCCCATTACCATGGCATATCTGAATCCAATGAGTCCTTAACGGATGACTGTGCCTGTTGTGACTTTGGGAATGATCCCCTTGACTCAGGCGGCTTAACTTCATCACCCATCCGTCCACCAAGAAAATCAATGCCATTCTTGGAAGTCTTACTCCAAAACGCTAATTCATAATCTTTCCCATCAATACGGATGGACCCCCGCCAATCTGGCTGGCTTTCTTTAGTCTTACGATCATTCGCGAACAACGCTGCGTCGCCATGCTTCTTTTCATACGCCATTTTACTTACTCCATAAGTCAACAATGTTAAAACCAATCATTTTCTCCACCTCATGGAGGAGTTCGTATTGGTTGATTTCTGGTATTACTTCTTCCGTTATTACATCCAAAGCGCTCTCAAAGAACTTTCGGAACTCTTCCTGATCCATCGCGTTAAAGCTAATGGATCTTGCGACCCACCAGACTTTATCGTCGTGGAACCTAACCTCCTCCACATACCCAAGGCGGATCTTCAACCAAAGTAGTAGCTGTTCCGGCTTGCGGTACGTGTCGTGGTTCTCACAAATCTTCTGAATTAACGCCCAGAAGAACCTATGTTGTTTTGAACTACGGGGCCGTGTAATCGTCACGGATAAATCTTTCCCCGTAGGGAACTCAGATAAAGCTTCTTCGTCCACTAGGGAGCAAGGTTCCAATTTGCTCCCATTGCGGCGAACATAAATGACTTCAGCCATTGCCTTTCAGTGCGTCCCTACGAATTATATACAGATCTTTTAATTCGGCCCGATGTTTGGGTATCATCATTTCTAATGATTTTGCATTTTTAACCGACCACTGTGATAATTCTTCAACGGTTTCGGATCTTTCCATCGCTTCTTTTGCAATTGTAAAGAACTCTTCACTGTCCTTTGGCTGCATCCCCGGCTCCATTTGCTTCAATGCTGCCTTAGCCTTTACAGGGGTTGCATCAGCCGCCTGAGCAGCATTGCCGTCATCATCATCCTCACCCGCGACACCCACCAAACCAAATAGCGAATAACGGCGGGCATAGGTCATCGCTGACCCCATTTCCTGCGGGCGGCCAAGGCCACCTACCGGATAGTCCGATTCAAGCCATTGTCCAGACTTATGAACGATACGGGTGTTAAGGATAATTATTCCATCCATTACGGACGTACCTTGAACGAATGCCAACCCGTGCTTTGCGTAGCATTCGCGGATCGCATCCAGACCGTCAGAGAGATCCACATAGCGGGATTTAAAGTGCGGGTTGATCTTGTTCTTAGGCGGGTTCTTCAACGCTCCCTGTGCGGCTGCTAGGGCCGTGGAGAGGTGTTCAATGCTTTCACTTGTCTTCATAATCTTTCCTTTCAGTGTGCTTTTTTTCTGTCTGGGTTACCAGTTACTTCGTACAGTATTGCGCGGGCGTGTCCGTCCGCGATATCAATCTCCCTTGGGGCGGAGGGGTTTTTCAATTGCTTCGCAAGTTCAGGCAGGAGTTCCGCTAACCTATCCCTTATAAATTGCCCCTCATCCGCCGCGACTAAAGGATGAACTTCAATTTGGAAACCATCTGTCATCATGTGGATTTCCAATATTAAAACGCTTTTTTCGCGCATATTAATCACCCTTTAATCTTAACGCACCCCGCTTATCGCGCTTGATGCTGACACCGTATCCATAAGCTTCCGCCATATCTTCCTCCATCAGTCCTTTCAGACCGGAGGCGGCTTCATCGTATAATTTCTTGCCTACGGAATTGAGTTGCAACTGATTCGCGAAGTTAGCCCACGCATTATTACCCGTCATATCAACGCGGCGTACAGCATCCACCGGAGGCCGTACGGTAATTGTAACTGGCGGCGTGCCATCTTTGACACAATCCCAGAAACGACGTTCCGCATCAATCAAGATATCAGCGTATATCGCATCAAGGTTTATGTCGTACTTGTCCCACTTATGGTTACCGTAAAAGACGGATAAAACAGCCTTTTCCACACCGCACACCAACATATTATGCGTTAGTTGCGGATAATAGCGGTCCATAATTTCATCGTCCTTAGAGAACGCAGAAACATGTTTAGCTTCAAAAACGGTGAGGCCGTCGTCTGTGAGTCCGTCAAGGGTACATCCCATGAAAGGGTGAGATAAACTAACCTTCTGGGTACCGTTATCCGTAACATGACGACCTGTCTGCTTTGTAAACCACTGTATGTTAAAAGGTTCTGTAAAAACTCCCATCTGTACTGGAAGTGCGTCGGACAGATCATGATCTTCTGCTTTCCCTCTTTTTATTTTCCATAATTCAAGAATACGTTCTTCATCACCGCCCATAATTGTGTTTGCATCTGACCCGCCCAATAGTTTTGAGCGGAACTCTTTCTGTTCCTTCGTAAGTGCCATTTTTATCTTTCCCGTTGTTAATAAGTTGAAATTCTCACTGATTCGCTAAATTGTCAACTACTTAATCACAGTTTTANAAATTCCCCCGCACTGATGGGTGCGAAGTATGTTTTTGCTGATGTTTTCAAGTATTTATCATACACATCATCCACCTCCCATTGATCCATTGTATCCGATTTAACAATGCATGCATGGGTGAGATTCTGATTAACGACAAAGTATGCAAAGGCGTTTATCCGGTGGGCTTTCCCCACCTCATTAATAATGATCCTCCTATATTTATAATCCTCCGCTGATGTAAAATCGTGTGTGTTTCTCTTCACCTCAATCACGTAATCTTTACCATTGGGGGTGTGACAAATAATGTCACCCTGATCAACGTAATCAAGAGCGTTTGAGACATTTGGTGCTAATTCCATCGCTGGAATAGTTACGGTCAAACCTTTTTCCCGCCAGATGTATTGCGCTACCTTAAAAACTGCCTCACCCGAATTATTAAACCGCCGACTAAATATATCCCACCGCTCTTCACTGGTCGTCATGCGTAAACCTTTTTATTTGGGATCGTATAAATTTTGAAGTGGTACGGACACCATGATTTGCTTGGGACTACGGGATGCCCGCAGTACAGCGTATCCATGTGCTTAATTGGCCCCACAATAGCCCTGCACTCAAAATACCGCAAATCCTCCAATGTTTTGTTTAAGGGGACAAAGTCCTCAAACACTGGCACCTCCACAATTTTCATGGGCAGAACGCGAACTGGATTAGGGTTCTTTATATTAAAACTGGCCCCGCGCCTTTTCTCCCTCTCTTTTCTGGGTAGTGCATGCGGCAACTGCTCCTTGGGGAGTGTCCTTTGCAGGAGTGGTATGCCCTTCCGGTGGCATATACCAATAACGGAATTTTTATTCCGCCCCACTAATTCAAGCGCGATATTTTTCGCGGAGTATCCTTTGGAGGCCAAATCCGATACGAACTTGATCTCCTCCCATGTCCAAGGTTTGACTTGTTGAACCATTTTCAATTTCCCCGTTATTGATGCTTGACAGATAAACATACAGTTGATAAGTTGTCAACAAAAATGGAGAAAAGAATGGTTCATATGATTGCACAACGGGTAATTAAGAAACTTGGCGGCCCCCGCGTCGTTGCGGATATGTTAGCGATGTCCACACAGGCTGTGTATAAATGGACATGGCCTACGGAGAAGGGTGGGACGGGTGGTTTTATCCCCGCCCGTCGCCAGATTGAATTAATGGTTGCGTCAAAACAACGTGGCATTATCTTAACCAAAGACGACTTTTTNCCGAAGGATGCTGATGATGCCGCCGAAATACAAAGTGAGCCCCAAGGCCGACCGCACGTTTGATGGGATTACGTTTGACTCAAAGGGTGAGGCNAANCGTTATCTTGAGTTNAAACTGGCGGAAAAGGGTGGTTTGATTCANGATCTGCAATTGCANTATGGATTTGATGTGTACATTAATGATCAGAAATATTGTACATACACTTGCGATTTTTCGTACATTGATACGAAAAGTGGGAAAGTGATTTACGAAGAGGTAAAATCAACGGGGTCGGTTAAAGATGCGGCATATCGTCTCAGGAAGAAAGCCGCCGAATTGTACCACGGGGTCAAGATTACGGAGTTCCTAATTGGCTGGAATCCGAAGTTGACCCGAAAGAAGAAACGGGTTAAAAAGATAAGCAGCCCCGACGACTAATCGGGACTGCTCTAATGGGTGACGGGACGCCAATCCCTAATCCTTAAACTTGGTCTGCGGAAGTTCAGGACTAATCTCCATATAGTCCAAAGACGACCGCCTTACAATAGGTAGTAGGTCGTTATGTCTTTTCAGTCCATGGCTTGGGCCACATCTCAAAAATTAGAACACGCGACTGATAAGTATTTGCTTATCATGCTGGCAAATTATGCCAATTCTGATGGTGAATGTTATCCATCCATTGAGCGAATCAGTGAAGACACCGCTATGGATCGTAAGACCGTAATGAGGTGTTTTGCTAATTTAATTGAATTGGGATTGATCGTTGATACGGGCAAACGTGTTGGATCACGTGGAAACACTAAAGTAGTTCGCTTAAATGCTAACTACTCAACAGGTACCGTTTTTCCCGACGACAAGTCCCAAAATTGGTACAGTAACCTATCAGGGAACCAAGATACAATTCCTTCGGAATTGGAAGATCCAGTACTTAGCATTTTTGATACCCCTGAAGAGCCGCCAGTGGATAACACCAAGGCATTCTGGGATCAGGCGGTTGGAATGCTAACGTCGTTGGGCGTTGCAAAGGCCACGGTGAACTCATTCGTTGGCCGATGTTTGAAAATGACGGGGCAGGATCAGGAAAAGGTAATGGATGCAATTCAGGCGGCGGTGGATGCTGAACCGCACGATGCAATCCCGTACATAGTCGCGATCTTAGGCGGCAACAAAAAGAAAACAAAAACCGCGAAACAGAAGGAGATTGAGGATGCCTTCGCGAAATTGGAAGCAGCAAGCGAAAGACGAAAGGCGCAATGGGCCGCTGAGCTTGGAGAGGACTACACCGGAGAGGGCGGTAGCGAAGATATACAACTGCTACAACCTGAACCACATACCCAACCCATCCCTGTTGTTGGAAAACGCAGCGAAGGCGTTGGAACGGTACCCCGCAGAAGTTCTGCACAAATTAGCAGACCCAGCAGGGGGTATCTTAACGAAGGCCAAGTTCCCGCCGACCATTTCTGAACTGGTGGCGGAAGCTGAAAGTTACATAAAACAAACAAGCAAAAATTTTGTGTAAGGAAAGAACATGAAAATTGAGGATTATCCGCAATTGTTTAGGCTATCCAATGAAGTTTTTGATAGTTTGGAAATGAGTGAGGTGATAGCAACAATTAAAGACATGAATAAGTTGGGCATTGATATTGCGCCAACGAAAAACTTTGCAATTGAAGTTGATACTAAATTTTTTAACAAAATGTTAACTCAATTAGCAAGCATGCCAGAACATAAAGAAAAACTCAAAACGCAGAAAGAATTACCAATAGGTTTATATGTTGAATATAAAATGTATGACGATAAATGCATTAGGGATTTTCAGTATAGGGTTTTTCAAATTCGGGATGGGAAAAAAATAAACTGGTATGATCAATTACTGGAGTTGAGAAAAAGTGAGGAGTACCTTGACGAATCTGAAAATACTTTTTCCGCTTATGCGACA